ATACAGTCCAGGAGTCTTTCCATCACGTCCTTCACCTTTATGGTCAAATAGTTTATATCGACCTGATGCTAGTCCCTCTTCGCCTCTTTCTGTGAAGTTCCAACCTCTACTATTCATAGATATATTACCCAATAAGTCTTTAAGGGTTCTGTCATTTGGAGTAACTCTGGATTCTTTGTCCGCTTTAGCAGCGTTGTTCCTGTTTCTGTCGTGCCTTTGCTGAGAAAATCCACTTACATTGTTCCCCTTGACATAGTCATACTGTAACGTACCGTCCCCCCTGAGAGAGTGACCAGCACCCACAGTAGAATGCTTGACATATTTTGCAGTCAGTTTGGCGTCCTTCTTAGTAATTTGAAGAGGCTCCGGCACGGTATCGTTGTATTCTTTATAAGTTTGTCCGTGACGCATATTGTCTGCATATTGTTGAATTTGCAATGCTCTAGAGGCACGCTTCTTATCCCCTTTAGACCCAGTCGCTATTAGTGATTCTAAATCAGATCTATTATATGCATATCCTTCTAGTCCTGTCTTTTTAATAGCAAAATCTATTGAAGACCCGATTTGTTGCTCTCTTTTCAGATGACCGTGTCTCTGGTCCTTCATCTTTCTGATTTCTAGTAGTTTTTGCTCACGGGTGGAACCAATCATAGAACCATGCATCTTAACAATTTCTGTTGCAACTTGGTTTACTGCGACGTAGTTTTGTTCAGCCATATGTTTCATTTGCTTGAACAAAGGTTCTTGTTTCTGGAAGGCTGCAAATTGTTGAACACCTTGTAGTATCGCAAAGTTGGATTGTATTTTCTGAGAAGAGGCATCAGCGTCAAAATGATCGGTCATTTTTGTAATCGCCTCAACTACTTCAGTTTGTATTGAGGAGAACCCAGTAATCATTGAGGCATTTGCGTCATTTTGAGACTTTATTGCAGACTTTTGATGAGTGTCTTGTTGTGCCATTTGCTGTTCTTGGGTTGCTGACATCTTTGCTGTATTTTCTGCAACTTCGTCCAATCCCCCATTACTTTGCTTGCCTTGCTTTTGCATCCACTGTCCAAGAGAATCGGCTGCTCCAGACATCAGTGCCAGTTGTGCTGTTAAGTTTGCTAATGTGCTCATCTTAGTTATATCCTTATGCTAATTGCTGTGCCCTAATACGTTCGTTTTCATCTTCAATATGTGCTTGTAATAAGTCAACATATATCTTTCGTTCAAACGGAATCATATTGTTTATATCGGACAACGAGTAATTGTGATGTTGCATAAGCTGGAAGTTGGTCAAATAATGATTCGCCAACGAATCGTAACTTATGCTAAATCGAAAAAAGCCTCTAGTCCCTCAATAACAATATCTTCTTTATATCCACATTTAGAACACTTATATGGAATTGTGTGCTTTAATGTAGGTTGGTCGTCAAAGAAATTTCTAATTTCTTTGAACGATTTTTCGTTTAATGTTTCAATGAATCCCATTAATTCTTTTTTAGGGGTTTCACTTCCTTTATAAACTTTCTCTTCGTCAAAGATGTAATCGATTGAATCAACAATAATTTTAAACATCTTATCTGTTTCTGATTTCTCTTTGCCGTACTTTTTCAATTCGCCAGAAGAAAGGTATTTAAATTGAATACCAACCTCATCTGTAATCATTACTTTCGAATTATCTTCTTCAGGGAACGTTACTTCAATATCATTAATATTAACAGATACGTCGTTTGAAGTTCCGCAAACTTCACCGTCCACTTCATTCTGACAAACGAAAGCACTTTCAATTAATTCCCCACGACTTCTAGATCTAATATTTAAGAATAAGTAGTCAAGGTCAAAATTTGGCAGACTTTCTGGTTTCACATTATTAAACGTGCAACTCTTTATAATATCAAAAGTTGCCGAAGCTATTGCATCTGAGTTATCTTCTTTCATCGATTCCATTGCCAATAAAAGAATCTTCTCTTCCTTTACTAAAAATGGACGATATTCAATCGTCTCTCCGTTACTTGGTAAATCTAATTTGTATTTTGGTGTATCTAATTGTGGTAACATTATATTATCATCCTATATCATTATCTAAAAAAATATTTATATTTGCTTAATTTTCGTTCTTTCCCCAGTCCTCTTTCCATTTCCTATAATCAAGGTCGCCGGCGTCGGTCAACCCACTGTTATCCCAATTCTTTGTTGGTTGTCTCCAGTTACGGTATGTAAAGTTGACTGTAAACGTCGACACTTCACTGTTATCCCAAGACAAATCGACAGGACCCATGCTATTTGGCCACGCTTCTTCAAGGTCTATTGCATATATAGGGTTTAGTTTCCTATCAAGTTTAATCACACTCACTGATGTTTTATATTCATCATAGTATCCCATTCTATACAAGTCTCCACTTCTTATACTTGAGTCTTCAGAGTACCCATGAATTGTAGAAATCCATGCATCAAAGAATTGTCTTTCTCTCATATCCTCATGACAAATAACAGTGATAGGAAATGTATCAACAATCATGTCGTTTGCCATTTTGAAATTTGCACCGAACCTCTTAACCTCAGCCTCGCCTAATTGTTTTCCAGGCAGAGAAGCAGCTTTAATCATGAACCTCATCTCCGTAAAACCAGTAGCAGGTAGGTTTATCACAACTTCAAATAAATTTGAACGAGAGTAGTCCCCTTTTGATAGTTGGCTGCTAAATTGATTGTAATTCATATTTATTTACTCCATACCGACGAAGCACTTGCTCCGACAAATCTTTGATAAGGTAAGTAAATAACGTTATGCCATTCACTTGATGGTGATTCTAACATTGACGTTTTTACTTGACTGTATAAGTATTTATGTATCATCTTCTCTGCATTGGGTATCCTTTTAACACTGTCCCATGTTACATTAAATTTATTTTGTTTCTTATTTGCAGTCTTCATTAATTGTTTAAGGAATACTTCCCTATCCTTTGGAGATAGGTAGTGGAAATTCAATCCAATAAACCCTTGTGGTGCTACATCAAGAACAACTATTAGAGGAAATCTATCCCAGTATGGTAAAGTTTTCTTATGTTTAGCGTCATAACCAAAAGTAAACATCTTTCCAGGTGCGAGTTTTGCTCTACCGAACCCTTTACCAGACTTACCAACCATATCCTTAAACCAAGCGACTGAGTTCTTGCTCGCCCGTGCTTTAGATATTTTTTGTGATTTTGTTCTTTGTGATGGCATATATTACTTTATTAAATGTTTCTCTGTTATTATCTTAAATTCCCACTTACGGTCAAGGCAAAATTCTTCTGCTTCTTTCCATTTTGCTTCGTTTACTTTCCAAGTCTTTAGTTCTTTTAAGTATCTATACTTACTCTTTTTAGTCTTTCCCATGACAGGCGGTTTACATTGTTTTTCAGGTTTTACCTCAATCAATGTATGTTTAACCGAACCATCACTATCACGGGTTTTGATAAGAAAATCCACATAATACTTATGCATTTTATTATCAACTGGACTGAAGTATGGTATTACTACCTCTTCACTGTTCCACGCAATTACCGATGGGTTGCCATCACACCAACGCATAAAGGTTCTTTCCCAAAGACTTCTGTAAGTAACGTTATCTACGTTACCGACATATTTGTCTCTGTTCTTAACTTTATATTTACCTTTATACGCCATCACATATATTTATATAAATAGTTGATATAAGTTTAATAAGGAATTCGTTATGTCTTGGTACGTTGAAACTGGAAAATGGATGGTCAAAAACAAAGGCAAGTTGGCACTTGGAGCATACGTCGGCGTGGCTGCAGATGCGACGTATGGAGACCTTTGGGGCGACCCCGACGTATTGCCCGATATCCAAGCAGGCGAGATACTGGTACAATTTCCAGAAGACGATTCTGCTGGTATGTTTTGGACGGAAATGTCGTTTTTTACATGGAAAAAGTCTACTGCTGGCCTTCATTTAGGCGACTATGATGTAAATACCCAATCTAGTACACAAAAAACTAATTTTCTTGGTATATTAAGGTTGCCTATGCCTATGCAATTATCTACTGCATATAATGGTAGATTTTCCGAGGCAGACGATATGGACGTTGACCGAGGAAACTCTGGTCTTGGTAGTGTCGCCGAACGCATGATCGGCATAAGTAAGGGAGTTTTTGTTGAAACGAAGAAAGCCGGAAATGCACTTGCTAATTTAAACAACACAGCGTCAATGTCAAACGCAAGTATTAATAATAATAATATGGGAATGAAGTACGAAGGTGCTAATTTAAGGGGTCATTCGTTTTCTTGGAGACTCTCTGCAAAAAATCAAGATGAACAAAATCAAATATTAAAGGTTATTGCAACATTAAAAGGTATGTCATTACCTGCAAATAATTGGGGTGGAGTCGAAGACTACGAAGACTTTAAGAAAAGTATCAATGCAATGAACGCGGCGACAAAAAAGGGTGAAGATGGCGAAGAGTCTCATGAAAAGTTATACGAACCGAAAGACGGAACAGACAGTGTCGGGGGCGGCCGATTAACAATACCACCAACTGTTGCTGTTAGATTTTTAGACGGGGATAAAGAAAACCCTTCGTTGTTTAAAATTAAAGACTCATTTATAACAAATGTTGAAGTCAATTATACTTCTCAAGGTACATGGCAGGCGCACCATGATGGTTCTCCGATGGAAGTTCAACTTTCAATAACACTTAAAGAAGTTAAGATGATCACAAGACAAGACGTTTTTGCAGGATACTAACCATGAAGAAATATACAGAATTATTACCAAAATTAGATTACAACGGCATTCTAATAACAGATATTACTCGTAGGTTTGTTATGAACGACGGGGTAAAATTGTTTAAGGATAGATATTATAAAACTCAAATTAAACAACACCAAACACCAGAAGTAGTTTCTGGTGTGTTGTACGGCACACCCGACTACTGGTGGGTGATTTGTGCAATCAATGACGTAATCGACCCATTTTACGATTGGGTAATGCTCGATAATGAAGTATATGCATATACAGAAAAGAAATATGATGACATTAATGGTGTTCATCATTATCAAGACGACAATTATAATGTATATGAATCTAATAACCCAGAGTCTACATTAGAGCCTATTACTAATATTGAATACGAAATGTATGTGAATGACACAAAACTAAGAATTAACACAATCAAACCCAAAAATATCAAAAGGGTTGCGAAAGAAATGCGCGATAGGTTAAAACTTTTACCGAATCAACAACAAGGGTAATATATGTCAGAATTGATTAATATGAAACAGGCCAGTGAGTGGTATGTTTTATTGACAAATATAAAGGGTGATGAGGTTGATATAACAACAACCATCCAACAATTATCAGTATATGAATCTATATACAATAATAGTATGTTTGGAACTTTGATAATTGAAGACGATATTGGTTTTATTGAAACTCTTGGACTAATTGGTTCTGGTGAAGAAACTATTGAAGTGTTTATTGAAACTCCAAATGCATCAGAAAATATGGAGACCAATAATATAGAAAAAGTATTTGTTATTAATTCATTGACTAATGTTAATCGAGTATTAGATGGTACTGGTAAGACAACATTTTCTTTAGGGTTTGTTTCTCCTTATTTAGTTAAAAATAATACAACAAAGATAAGCAGATCGTTCAACGCAATGACTTCTTCTGAAATTGTCGAATATACAGCACTAGATATTTTAGAAATTGGTGGGGACGATAACTTCGACTTCTCTAGCCTTGTTACAAACACACCAACAAAATATACAAAAAATATAGTGGTTCCCAATTGGAAACCTTTTGATTTGATGAACTTTTTAGCAAAGAATTCTATTTCGGTTGACGGTAATAGTAATTACATATTCTTTGAGAACAATGAGGGGTTTCATTTTACCACTATTGAAGATTTGAAACAACAAGAAATAATTAGAATGATTACTGTTAATGGAACTAATGACGCAGGCAATAAACAGGGTGGTATCGGAGAAATTCTAATTGAAGGTAATAATGCCGAATCATATGACGAATTGACTCGATTTGATATTTCTAGTGGAACCTCAAATGGTATGTATGGTGGCAGAATGGTTGCTCATAATATACTTACCAAATCGGTCGAAACGTACGATATTACTAATACTCCGAAAGGTAGTAAATTGGGCGATGTTGGGTTTGGTGATGTGTTTAGGAAAGACCAAGAACCAAGTTCGCATATAGGGTATATGAGTTCTAATTACTTATACGACGTTCACGACAAAGAAGAAAGGTCTCATTATCCTTTATACGATATGAAGATATCCGAACTAAGGTCTAATTTAATCAAATTAACACTTCCTGGTGATACTAATGTGTTCGCTGGCAATACTTTTGAATTATTATTGCCTTCTACTTCGCACGATTCTCAAGAAATGGATAGGTATATGAGTGGAAACTACTTTATCACAGCAATACACCATAAAATAAATTCGAGTGGATACGAAATGACCATGGAATGTTCAAAAGACGGGTTTGATTTTGAACTTGATGAAAGTACAATGGAACAATAGGATATATTATGCAATTAATGGGATTTGATAATTTTATATGGTTTACAGGTGTTGTGGAAGATAGAGACGACCCGATGCGATTGGGAAGGATACGTGTTAGAATATTTCACTTACATACAGACAAAAAAGTTAAATCAAAATCAGAAGGTATTCCTACTGAAGATTTGCCTTGGGCATATCCAATGCAGCCAATAACTTCAGCTGCGATGAATGGTGTAGGAACTACCCCTCTCGGACCAGTTGAAGGGACACACGTAGTTGGTTTCTTCAGAGACGGGACTAATTGTCAAGACCCCGTTGTAATGGGCACACTTGGAGGATATCCGTTAGATTTGCCTGGTGAAACTGGATTTAACGATCCTAATAAGAAATACCCAAGAAAAGAGAATTTAAAAGAACCAGATACTAATAGGCGTGCAGTAGTGGATTTTGAAGATCCAGTAGAAGGTGAGTTGTGGTCTAGTAAAACTACGCAATTGGACGAAGACCATGAACCTGAAGACGGAAGTGATGCTCTAAGAACACAAGATAAAGAAGTGTCGGTTGCTGTTGCTGTATCTCAATCAGGACATTTACCGTGGTCAGAACCTGATAACCCGTTTGCAGGAGAATACCCGTTCAACCATGTACGTGAATCTGAAAGTGGTCATGTAGAAGAGTGGGACGACACACCAGAAGCAGAACGTTTAATGAAATGGCACAAGTCAGGAACGTTTGAAGAGATACACCCAGACGGAACGAAGGTTACTAAAGTCATCTCTGATAACTACCATATTACTGTTGGTGATGAATTTGTACACATAAAAGGGAAGACAGAAACCGATGAGGGTGGTGAGGAATATGCTGTCGGTGGTAATTTTACCGTTACTATTGACGGTAATTGTAGTATGAAAGTGGGTGGTAATTATAATATGCAAGTTGTCGGAAATCACAAAACAACAGTTCACGGTGATTATGAAATGCAAGTATTAGGCAACACTAAGATTATGACAGTAGGCACTAAAATGGATGAATCTGGAATGAATCATACTATTAAGGGTGCTATTATTCACTTAAATCCATAGGAGTAATTTATGGGAATGTTCAACGATGTTAATGATGCAATGGGGCAAGTTGGTGGTTTACTAAAATCACCTGCGATGTCTTCTGTTGATAATATGAAGAACGCTGCCACAAGTTTAAATGTTACTGCAAACTTAGACCAATATACATTAGAGCAAGGGTTTCCTGGACACGGTAATGCGTTCTATCAGCAGATGAAAGAGATTCAAAATCTATCAGACGCATTAGACGAATGTGGTAATTTTGCTCAAGATTTAGTACAGGCGTCTACCGAGGACTATATTAAGAATACTGGTATTCAAGAAGCAGGAAGAGACCTTGCGAATACATTAGGTCAATACAAAGACGAAATTGATTGTGCCGCAGGATTTGCTACACTATTTGATTCTAAAGGTATATTAGACGATGTCTTAGGTATTGGAGACTTGCCTCAAATACAGTCACGTGTACAGCAAATTGTTAAAGACGTAACAAACCCAACAAAACTTGCTAACATGATTACTAACCTTGACGCAGTTCAGGGTCTACTAGAACCGTTTAACGATTTTTGTACAGGAATGAAGGACGCATTAAACCAATTAGTTGCAAAAGACTTAGCGTCTATGAATGCTATTCTAAATAAATTAGCACAGTGGGCAGCTTTTACAAACCTTGCTACTGGAGATCCTTGTGCTTTGGTGAATAATAGTAGGATGTTGGGAGGAATTACAAGTCCAGTAATGGATGACATCCTAGACTTATATGACGGATTGCTTGATGGTGATGTGGTCGGTGCGGTTGGGGATATCTTTGCCCCAGATATACCGACAGCACTAATTGGAGGTTCGACACTAACTCAAGTGGGGGCAACCACCGTTCCTTTTGGTGAGTATTTCTCAACTATCGGTACTGATGTTGGGGGAGGTATTACTGCGAGTATTGGTAATATTGTAAAATCGTCAGGAGAACAACTTAGTGAATTCTTAGGTATGGATGGAGGTTCTTCGGTAACAACAGAAACTGGAGTTGTGACGACGGTATCGGTAAAACAAATATGGAACGGTTCTGATTGGGTAGACGACTCAGACTCTAGTATTATCTCAGGAATGCAGTCTCTTTCTGTTGGAGCACTTGCAGGAGACAACTCATTCAACCCAGCATTAGATAACTTTAAAAAGATGAAAGAAGGTGTTGAGTTTGAGTCGTTTAATAATACAAATGCAGTTAAAACTATTATTTCTGAGTCATGTAGAGGTGGTGTTGGGTCAAACCAATCTGATTGTTTATCAAGTGGGGGGATGTGGTCTACTTCTAAATACTCCCCAACAAACAAAGCAATGTCAGATGCAGCTAAAGGTTTGGGTGTTGCTTCGTTTGGCGATGTTGCGAGAGGTTCTGATTTATTCAACTCTACGACCAAGGTTGCAGATTCTACAACAGAAACAGTTTCTGGAGGAAACGTTGATTTGAATTCCGTCGAGAACGGTATTGATAATGATTTGGCAACGGAAGAACCTTCTGGGTCTGGTGCAGATATACCTTCAAATTCATCAGGTAAGTCAAGGGGAAAAACTCAAAGCACATCAAAATCAATAAATAGGAGTGTAGGAAGACCAACGATACCAACATCGTTTACACCAACTCCCCCAGCTGCAAATAGAAGACCAGAACAAGGCAAGACTCCATTTTCAACCCCTTCATATAATTCATCCTCTACTGGAGCTAAGGTACAAACTCCAGGTTCTACTAATTCGTTTGAAGATAATATTTCTTCGTTCGACTCTGACGTTAATGCAGTTAAAAATGCAATCAGTTCTGGTGATTTTTCCAATATAACATCTTGTAGGTGTTATGGAGGAAAGGTGTACGATACAGACTCGAGCTCGTGTGCCGCCCACGGAGGTGTTTGGAAATGTCAAAAAGGAATATCTGGATTAAAATCAGGAAGTATGAAATCAAACGATATGATAACAAATGCAAGAAACGTTGAATTAAGTTCAGTTCTTCCGACATCGTCAGCATTTAAGGGGTTATAGTATGCCTTCTGCGGTTAGATTAGGCGACGTTTGTACAGGACACGGTTGTTATGGTGGAAGGGCGAATGCATCTGCGTCTGGAAACGTTATGATCAATAGTCGTGGAGCTCATCGAGTTGGTGACGCATGGGGAGAACATGGTTGTGCAGTTTGCCCAGACCACGGAAGTAGTCAGGCATCAGGAAGTCCTACTGTATTTGTAAATAGTAGACCACTAGCAAGGGTGGGTGATTCTGTTGCGTGTGGGAGTGCAAATTCGACAGGTTCTGGTAACGTAATCGCCAACGGTTAGTATAAATATAATATAGTGAACTTAAAGGATTATAGATGAAACCGTTACGCAGAGAAGTCAATAGAAGATACAAAGACATTGATTTGGATATGATGGTACACCCTCATACCGACGATATCGTAGGACGTTATGACGACGAAGCGTTGACTGGGTCGATCCTTAATATCATTAAAACTAGAAAGGGTGAACGTGTGTTTAATCCAGATTTTGGTTCAAATGTATATAATTCTTTGTTTGAACCAATGACTTCTACTACAAGGATAACCCTTGAGGCACAGATTGAAAATGCATTACATCAACACGAACCAAGGATTAATTTAAATTTTGTCAAAATAATTGGTGACGAAGAACGTAACGCATATAATGTAAC